GATGTAAGCCTTGGTCAGACTGAACAACGAATGACCAGTACCGCCTTCCATCTCCTGACGGTTATCAACAAGGTGGGCGTAGATCTTGGTGTCGCGGACCTTAGGCCACAGCTCCTCCATCGTCAGATCAGTAGTGGCATCGAGCACCAACAAGTCGTACGGGGCGTTCTGGAAGATCAGTGTCTTGATATGCCTCAGGGCACCCACAGCGGCGGCCAGGAGCGCGCCGTGCAGCTCCACAGGGATGACATAGCTCTCGGTGGCATTGCCGAACTGGACCGTGCGGAGGCGGAAGGAGTCGGCCCACCAATCGAGGCCGGTGGTCTCGGTGTCGCAGCCGAGGAGCTGCTCGTTCAGCCGTACCCAGGTCACGAACTCGGGGATGTCCTCGGGGTTGTCGAGGACGTTGATGTTGATCACGTCGCCCGCAATCTTCGTACAGAACCGAATCAAGCGGCTCCTCCTTATCTCGTTCGAATGCCAACCGGGGCCCTGCTCTCATGATGCAGGGTCCCCGATCCGAATGTCAACCTACCCGAGCTAGAACGGTGGCTCGAACGCCTGCTTCGGTACCTCGGTCTCTGTCAGCAGCCACAGCAGGCTCCCGTAAAACAGGTAGCCGGTCGCTCCGTCGATGTCGTACACCACCACGTACTTGTCGTGGAAGACGACCTCGCCAACGCTCGCAAACTCCTCACCGTTGTTGAACTTGGCCGTAACACGGGTCGTAACTTCACTCATCCTCGGACGAACCCCCAAGGACCAGATCCAGGTACACCAGCGTCAGATCCCCGGCCAGTAGTTCGGGCAGGCCGATGCCGACAGCGTGTCCGAAGATCTCTGCCGCAGAATCAACAGCCTTCTTGAACGTCTCAGCGGTCTCGGCGAGAGAGACGACGATCGGGTCAAACGAACCGTTCATGATGCTCTCAAACTCGTTCTCTTCCATACTCACTTCTCCCTCTCGTAGACAAGCCTGGTGGATTCGATCTGAACCTTCTGAAGGTTCGGATGCATGTAGTCATTCGTGGCAGCACGTACAGCGTCTACGAACTTTTCAAGGTCACCGACGTCTATTGCTTCGCCGTAGTACTCCTGCTCGATACGAACCCTCACAGGACCTCACTCGGAGCCTTGGGAGTGATGCTGTCGAAGTAGTGAGTTTCGATGGCGTCGAGTAGCTGAGTCACCAGTGATGCAGCCGCCAACATGTCGAGTTGGATAATCTCCTCAGTTGACCCACCGAACCCGTCTCGCCAGAGGGCCGAGGCAGAGATCGTGCGTTCACCGTTTCGGCTCACGGTCGGCTTTGCTTCAACCTCGGTGTATGTGACTCCGAGTTGGGTCGGAAACTGACTCAAAGGTTTCGCTCGCTCTCGCATGTGTTGCAGTTGGGTTCGTGCTCGTGAATGAGAATGCTGTGCTCGTCGGGGTAGACGTCGTCACACGTCTCGCTGATGAACCCACAGTTGGGGCACTTGAATCCGAACTTGACGTAGATGGCTTGGATCAGTAACTCACTCTCTAGGGGAACTAACTCAGGTCAGTAGGAGAGCCCCCGCCTGCGGGCGGCCTCCTTGATCAGGGACCCCATGGCTCCTAGGGCCTCCTGCTTGTCGTGGTCGTAGCCCCAGCCCCCTGCCAGCTCCCCATGCCGGTCCTTGTCCCAAAAGTCGTCCACCATGTCTGTGAGGACGTCTAGCCAGTCATAGTCCATCCCCAGGAAGGGGTTCTCCTGCTCAGCAGGCTGAGTCACTAGCGGTACGTCTCCAGTTCGATGGTGAGTGAGTTTGAAGCACAGGGACGGACGATGAGGGCGTAGTCGCCCTGCACCCTGAGTCGCCCTGACTCGCAGTACACCTGGATCTGTTGCCTCAGGTGGTCGCTGTCGGGCCGTGGGTAGAAGCCGATGCGTGAGCCCCGGGGCAGGGGTGCATTACTACGGAGGTAGTCAATGACGAAGGTGTCTGAGTCGGGGATGTTCCCCTTCAGCTCCTCGACCTGCTGACACTCAGCGGCTAGGTCACGACGTAGGCGGTGAAGCTCTTCCTGGGCCCACTTAGGCAGGCGTGACTCACGCGGGTCAGGCACTGGCGTCCTCCGACTTCCCGACGTTCGCCAGGGCGAGGATGCCCAGAGCGACAGCCGACGCGAAGCCCTCTGCGTACGAAGCCTTGATCAGGTCGAGCATGTCAGTCACGAAGATCTCTACGTCATCGGCCCACTCAGTGAAGTACTTCCCTTCGGCGTGCATCATGCGAGCGTTCTTCTCGATCTCGGCAATCGTCTCTGCGTCCATCAGCACTCCTCGTAGGTACTCTCGAATACATCACGCTTACAGGGGTAAAACTCTCCTTGGACTCCACAGATGATGTAGTCCCCGTACTCGAACTTGACCCAGGTGTCGTGAAGCCGGTCATAGACAAAGAACAACCTGTCTACGTCATTCAGCTTCACCAATCCATTAGTGAACTCCGCCAGGGCCGACATAGAGACGTCTTCGGTCCACTGCATAGCCTCGACGGGGATTGGCCTCTTTACATAGCTGGGGATATTACCCCTCCTCGTATTCCTCGACTTTGATCTCACCGCTCGGATACATGAAGAAGTCTTGGTGCTTGTCTCCGTGAATTAGGGCCATGTTGACGAACTGCTCAGGCGTACGCCATTCCAAGTCATCGACACTGGAAATCGTGCACTGGAAAGTCAGTCGCTTCATTCGCCGCCCTCTCGGTTAAGCCAACGCTGAACCAGGTCCCTCAGGCTCTCGTTCTGCTCCTGGTCTATGAGTTCTTCGTCTTCATTCATCGGGCACCTCCCGGAACGAAGTCAGACGTAACCTCGTGGGTAAGGTGCAGTAGGAACACCTTGACTTCAGCGTCTGGATACCTAAGCAGGATTCCCTTGACTCGGTTGCGTACGTTCTTCTCGTCAGAGGCGAACCTCAGATCTCCCGAGCCGTGGTTATACCCATTCTGAGAAGACCAGATAAGGAACTTGGGGTAACTCAAGGTGCAACACGTCCATTCACGTTGAATGCCTTCATTGCTTCAGGGGCCACCAGATTGGTGATGACTTCCTCCACCTTCATGGCGGCCTGCTCGATCTCGTACAGGGGGAACGTCGGAACCGTGGAATCAGGGTGAGCCCAGCGGAGCGACAGGAAGTTCAGTGCCGACCGCAGGTTCACGGTCCAGATAAACGAGGTGTAGAGGCTCAGAGGAAGCACGTTGCGGGCCACCTCTCGGGCAATGCCACGGTCAAGCTGGAACTGGTATTCCTCCCATGAAGTCTTGGCAGCCCTCATGCCACAGGCCCTGGCAATGTACTGCTGCTGGTAATCCCCCGGCTCGAACGAGTAGGCACCCGGCTTACCGATCTGCCGTAGAGGCCGCTGCATGTCCGGAACATAGAAGACCGGCTCCAGGACCTTGTATCGACCGGACACCTCATTGAATGAGGACATCCGATGCCGGAACCATTCACGGGCAACGAAGATCGGAACATCGATCTTGAACTGCATTGTCACAGCCTCGAAAGGCGAACCGTGCCGATCACGGGCCAGCATATTGAGGAGGCCCTTATTGGCCTGCTCGCTACCGGTACTGCCAGAGGAGACACGGGCTGCTCGAACGATCGAGTCGTCGTCACCCATGTGGTCGAGGAGGTCTACGCCCATATCCGAGCGGAAGGTAATGCCAGTCATCATTTCCCTTGGGGTAACGGAGGGGCAGGGGAGTCGTCCCGCCCCTCCGAATGTCAACCTAGTAGATCAAGAAAAGGTGAGGCTTAGCCCCAGATCGGCTTCTCGTCGGAACCCTTCGGCGGGAACCAACCCGACCACGCCTTACCGTTCTTGTTGCCGGACTTGTAGGAGAAGTGGGCCGGAACGTTGTCCGGTCGAGCCGGGCCGTTACCGCCACCGCCGTTGTTGTACTGGACCTGGCCGTTCTGGAAGGACGGCTTACCGGCAGGCTGCTCCGGGGTGTTGATGGTGGTGCTGTACTTCTGGATCTTCGCCGCCTTGTCCATGAGGGCCGCCAGTTCACCGCCCTCCTCGTCGAGCTTGGCGTTCATCTCGGTGATGTTCGCGGCGCGAATGACGAGAAGCGATGCGTCGTAGCCCGCGCCGCCCTTGAAGGAGAGGGTGACGCCCTCCGGGGCAGTGGTAGCGACGGGGGCGGCGTTGGTCTCAGTCACAGGCGTGGTCTCCTCAGTGTTGGTGGTGAACTCGTCGTTGGCCGGGGCAGTGGCGAACGGGTCAGTGTAAGTCAAGTACAGCTCCATAAGCGTTAGTTGAGGGGGTCTCTCTCCCCCTCTATTTCCATTATGACATTCAGTTGATCCGAATGTCAACCACTACTTGATAGGGCAAGCCCCGGTAGCACAGTTCTCATCGACTCCGTCCCCGATCTGGGTGACGACAGCTTCTTCGAACTCTTCTCGGGTCAGGCGCTGGTAAGGGGCCTGCTCGTACGAACCTTCAGGAAGAACGGTGCTCCCCTTGAGTCGCCGCAGGTATCGAAGGATCGACCGGGACAGGGATTCCTTGGTCACCTCGTTCGGATCGAAGTTGACCGTGAACGAGACTGCACTGTCTACGAAGTTCTCCTGGTAGAACGCCTGCACTGCAAGCATCTGATCAGCCTTGAGATCAGCCGCAGACTCAACGATCTCGTCAGGGTCCAGTCCGAGCTTTGCGACCTCTTCCATCAGGAGATCCTTGGTCGGGATCGTCACCACCTTCGTGAAGGGGGCGTAGACACAATCCTCAACGTGGTAACCCTGGGCTTCATACTCGGCAAGCTGTGCGATCTGCTTCGGGTCCGTAGACGAGAAGCGGATACGCCGCAGGAAGTACCGGGCGAAGATCGGGTGGATACCCTCACTCACTCCACTCAGCTTGGATATGGAGCCCGTTGGAGCAATCGTCGTCAGCTTGACCGGAACCGGGATACGAAGTTCCCGAGCGTACTCCTGGGCGCTCTTCTCGACGTGCTTGTACAGATCCCTGAGAAGGCTCCTCATCCAACTACCGGGGATGTCAGAGAACTTCAGACCGTTCAGATTGGCGAACCACTGAACACCCAGATGTCCAAGACCGATTCGCCGGTCTCGCTCCATGACCTTCTGCTGTTCGGGATAGGTGATGTCCCCGAAGGTGGCACGCACCAGGTACCGAGTCATGAGCCGATGAGCGGCATACAGCTTGCTCTCGTCCTCGCCCCTCCAAAGGGCTGCGAGGTTCACGTGCCCGAGCGTGCAGGAACCCAGCTCGGGAAGCGGCTGCTCGCCACACGGGTTGGTCGCTACCGTCTTGTTGGGCTCGTCCACATTGGACAAGTCCTCGTTCCAGAATCCAGGTTCGCCGTTGTGGTGCATTCCATCGATCACGGCTTCATAGACCGCCTGGGCATGACCCCAGGTCCGATAGCCCATAGCCTCAACGAAGTCGTTGTCGATAACAACACTGATGTTGGTTGTCCAGTGGCCGCCATCCTTCTTGGCGTTGATGAACTTGAAGATCTCCGGATCGGTCCAATGCATCATCGCCATTCGTGCGCTTCGGCGATTACCTCCCGAGACGACACACTCAGCAATGTAGTGATCGATTTCCATGGCCTCGACGCCGGTAATCGTCCGGCCTTCCGAACCGGCATAGTTCATGATGGCCGCAACCTCGTGCAGCATCTTGGCCAGAGGCAGAGGACCTGAAGCCGTACCGCCGAACGTTCGGAGAGGGGCACCAGCGTGCCTGACTCCCGACACGTCATAGACCCGGTTCGAGTTCTTCACGTCGGGCCGCAAGTACGTCTCGATCAGGTCGACCAGGGCTGCTGCCCAACCCTCTCGGGAGTCCTCAACCTTGTAGGTGCCAGGCCATTCATGGGAGTAGTCGTCGGACAGCAGTCCGGCCGAATCCATGGCATGGAAATCGAGGTGGTCAGGGTCGGTGACGATGTGCACGTTCAGCTCACGAAGTACGTCCTCCGGAGGCTGACAGTCGAGTCCGTATCGGGAACCGACTCCACCACCCTCCATCAGTCGCATGAAGGTGAACATGACGTGATCGGCCAGGCCCTTACTCCACGGAGCGACATGGCAGTTGTAGAGGAACTGCCGACCAGGAACACCCGAGGCCCAGAGGTGACGACCAGCCGGAATGATCTCCAGATTGGTCATCATCTCGATGAGCTTTTCCCGCTCACCCTCTTCGATGAACTTGCTATCAACGAGACCGAGGTTCCCGTCGACTACGCGCTGAACTGTCTGCGGCCATTCTTCCAACGTGCCATCCGGAAGGGGACGAGCATAGGTGCGCTTGAAGACGTCATTACCGGTCTGCGTGAACTTCAAAGTGTGGGTCTCCTAAAGGTTGTTCATGTGGTGGGTAAGCATCTTGACCGCGAAGGCAAGCTGCTTGGCATTGGTCCGGCATCGCCGGGGGAACCGGTACAGCTTGGTCAGCTCTGCACGAGAGGCAGTGTCGAGACGAGAGAACGCGATGTTCAGGTCAGCCTTGTCCGAGTAGGACACCGAGTCGGGGTTCTTGTAGTCCCGCTTGTTGGCGGGCTGCTTGCCCTGCTCCAGGAGAGGCAGCAGGTACCCGGCCTCCAGGAGCTTCCAGACGTCGATCTCCTGGTACGTGTACTGGCCGTACACGGCCCTCTCGCGGGCCTCGAAGTCCAGCTCCTTGGCCAGGGTCTCGGCGCGACGTACAAGCGCCCCGAGGGCGGCCACAGGGTCCAGGGCGTGTGCCTGGGCCAGTCGCACCGCTCGGTCCTGGCCCTCGTCCTCATCGAGGAAGGTGTCCATCAGTCGGCCGACCAGGTCACCGACGGCCACCGAGCCGTACCACTTCTCGGAGACGCGCTCTGCGGCCTTGATCGCCAGGGTGTACGTGGTGTCGAAGGCGTCAGCCCTGACTTCCTCAGCGGGGTTGGTCCAGGTGATCACTTGCAGTCCTTTCGAATGTCAACCGAGGGGGCCGAGAAAAGGCGCTAGGCTCACTGCCGTTGCGCCGCTTAGCCGGATGCTTCCCGGCCCCTCTACTTCGAGTATGTCAGCCGTCAGATCCGAATGTCAACCTTGGTGGCGTGCAGGGGAGATCGCCGAGCCGTCGAGCCTCTGGTTGCCTCGCGACCACTTCCCACAGTCGTCACAGCGGTAGCGCTGGAACACCGAGACCGAGGTGTAGGCCTTGCCTTCCTTACGGAGAGCCTTGCTGCCACAGTTCGGGCAGAGGTCATCGACTCCCCCGTGATACAGCCGGTAGTTCGGGTGCGAGGGGATCCAGGGAAGGAGAGCGTCATAGACCTTCTCGGTAAGGACGACGTCCTGTTCGTTGTAGGTCTTCATCAGCTCCCAGGCCTCTTCGTTGCCTGCCATACAGTCGATCCAGAGCTGGAAGCCAGTGTGAGAAGTCTTAGCGCCAAGTCCGAGTTGCTGGGCCACATGATCCAGCTTGTTGGACGTAAACCGGAACTGCTTCTTTGCAACGTTCAGAAGGTCGACGTGAGCGAAAGGCGAAGGCGGAGTAAGCCCTTCGGCAAGGAACTCTCGATTCAGGTGAGGGATATCGAATCGCTTGCCGTTGTAGTGGATCACAGCATCTGCATCGTCCAGGATCTCGTGAGCAGCCTCGACCATGGCCGTCTTGCCGTGGTGGTGCGTGCTGTAGAAGCTCACCGGCTCCTGGCCGTACCACTTGGCGGAGAAGCACATCACCTCCCCAGTCTCGACGAGCTGAGCGAGGCTGACGTTCTGCTTGAACATCCCCCACACATAGGCGAGATTCGGACTGGTCTCGATGTCTAGCGTAACTATCTTCATGCGTTCTCCTTCGTGTTATGCCTTTTCAGGTACTCGGCCCCGGCTATCAGACGGCTGATTTCATCATTCGCATTTCCTAGCATCAAGTTGCAGCCGTTACACAAGATGCTGCGAACGCACTTTCCGCAAGAGCCACTATCCGGACAACAAGAATGGTCGTGATCAACTACCCATCCATTCTTATGAGAGCTGACATCTGTCCCGCAGCACGCACAGCGGCTCCCCTGCGATTCGAACAGCTCTCGCCACGTGTGCCGGTTTAGTCCGTACTTCGACACACCGTTGCACTCCTTACAGTAAGTGTTACATCCGGTCCTGGTTTGATTGCTCGGATAGAAGTCAGATCGGTCTCTCCACTCGTCGCACAATGAACAGAAAGCTAGGCCGTCTCTAATCTCTCGCCTAGCCACCTTTAGAGGTGTGAGTGGTCTACCTTCCCATTGTTGTGCATAGTGTCCCTTACAGAACCCCTTAGAGTAGTGGACTTTTTCGCAACCATCGAAGGAACAACCGACGAGCCCTTTTTTACGAAGTGGAGTAAGGGGCCTGCCCTGATGTTGTTGCCGATAGTGTCCCGAACAGTACCCCGTATACCTTAGCGGTTTATCGCACTCAGGGAACGAACAGACCTTCACTTGCCCTCGGCCCTCTTGATGGCGGCCTTCAGCTCCTTGCGAATACGCTTGGCGTCGTCAACGGTTATGTTCTGGTAGAGGCTGTTCGCGTCCATGCTGACGTTTCGGTGAGACTTGTTTCGAACCTTGAGGTCGAAAATGATAGGGGCAGCATCAAGGTAGTCATGCCCGGAAACGGAAACCTCGACGTCGTTGTACATCTTGATCTCAGACATGCGTTTCTCCTACTTGGTGTAGTCGTCCAGAAGGTTTCGACAGAAGTTTTGTGCACTCACGAGCTGAGTCGAATCAGGCTGATTCGCAGCCCAACCGATGGTGTCGAGAATCCACCGAATATCGTCTTCGGCATCAACCAGCCAACTGGCCAAGGCTCGGGCTGAAGAGTGGTAGTACTCCTCTTCTCGTTCCTCTCGACTTTTCATGTCTCGTTCTCCTACTTCAGAAGGAAGGTCACCAAAGACCTAGGGCGTGCTCGACGAACAGCCCTACAGGGACGATGACGCCGAAGGTGATGGCAGCGGATACCAGGAACTCTTTAATTGATGGACTCCAGTCGAGCGATCTCACGGTTGATGTAGAACTGGGCCTTCTTCAGGTCCTCAACCTCTCGGTCCTGGTCCTTCTTTCCGGCCCGCGCGATGTACTTGACGGCATTGCCACGGTTGAAATTCAGGTTCTCGGTGATGTCGATGACCTCGGCCCCGTTGGACCAGCCGTCGGCATAGTGGCTCGGGTGGTTGACGACGTCCGTCTCCTGGGCCGCCTCTTCGAGGATTTCCTTCTCCCAGTCGGCAAGCTCCTCGATTCGAATGTCAACCTTGTGCGCAAAGAGATAGGACTCGGAACTGTCCTGGTGTCGCATCTCCTCGGCATTGAATCCCGTTTCCGCGCCATCGTTGAAGTGGACCGCGTAGGGGTACAGGTCACCCTCGGCAATCTTGGTGATGCAGCCAAGCTCCCCGGCACGAGCCTTCAGGATGACACTGTCACTGTTCTCGGTGGGGGTGATCACCACCCAGTCGCCAACCGCAAAGCCATTCAGAGCGTCAGTCACTTCATTCCTACCTTCTCACGGAGGAAGTCTTCTCCGTGTGCCTTAACCGACTTGTTTACGTCCAGTCCCGGATCCATCGGGATGATTCGAGCTACCGGAATCTTCTCGGCAACGAACGTCGCGAACTTCATTCCGGCGTCATCACCATCGGCCAGGACCCACACGATTCGGTAACCCTCGAAGAGTTCCGTGAAGTGAGGCTTCCAACCATTGGCACCCTGGATTCCCACAACAGGAATCCCGCACTGCTTAGTGGTCCAGGTGTCAGGCTCTCCCTCACAGATGGCGATCTCGTCGTGATACCGAGCGAGATCAGACGTGTTGTAGATGTGGCCTACGTCGCCCGGCATCGAGTTCATCTTGCCGTGGCCGACATGAGTTTCCTTCTCCAGGAACTCACCGTTCTGGTCCTTCACACACTCAGACCGGACGCACCGGAACCTGAGCTGTGCAACCGACAGTTCCCCGAGCGGGCCGTAGCGAAGGTAGGGAACCGCCATCATCCCCCGGTACATCTCAAAGCCACTAGGAACGGAAGCCCCTACGAACCCCAGCCCCATGGTCTTTCCGGTCTCCGGGGATATCCCCCGATGCAGCTCCAAATACTCTGCTGCTGGGCTTGCTTCGAACTGTCCGCTGAATATCTTGCTGGCTTCCAGGTGAAAGCTCGCCCGCGATGCGCTGGGCCTCACTAAAAGTGCACCCTTCCTTATCTCTAATGATCGAGTAGGCGTCGCCAGAGAAACCACATGCCTGGCACTTGACGGCCCCTCGATCGAAGTTCACTGCGGCCGATGGCCGCTCCTCGACGTGTGATGGGCACAGGCAGGAAATCCATCCGTCCTTGTACTCAGGCTCTTCCCAGTCCGGGTAATACCTCAGCAGTACGGCCCTGATGGGTCCTCCGTGCTTTTGCTCAGTACTCGATCCGAAGCGCATAAGCGATGTCCTCACGGTCTTCGACACGGCCGACGATCACCGGGAACTTGCGCCCGGCCTGGCTCATCAGGTTCCACGTGGGGTCGAGCTGGCTGCGGTCGATCGGCTCGCCGGGGATGGTCAGGTTCTGCATGTCTCTGCCCTCATTCTCATGGTAGACATTCGTAGATTCGAATGTCAACTGACTGCCCTAAAAAGAAGGACCTACTTAGGTCCGTTGGGGGTGTAGCGACGGCCGAGGATCGTATCGACCGGGTAGTTCTCTAGGTAGTTGGCTGCACTACGCAGAGTCTCAGGGTTGTCTCTAGCGCTACGCAGGATGCCCTTGTTGCATGCCTTGCAGAGAAGACCTCGTACGGCTTCTGTCCGGTGACAGTGGTCGACCTGAAGGTTGTACTTCCGGGCACCACCGCAGATCGCACAGCAGCCTCGCTGAGCATCCAAGATGGCCTGATACTCCTCCTCGGAGAGCCCATAGGTCTCCAGTAGATGAGCCGACCGGTTATAGACGCGACTCCGAGACCTCTTGCACGTAGCGCATACTCGACCTCGTTCACCCTGGAAGAACTTCTCCGCTCGATTCCGGCTGCACTTGATGCAGGTTCGATATCCCTTACGTGTCACTCTTACTTCCTCCACCAATGCAGATCAGTACGAACATCGAATACACTCCGGCCACAAAACCGACGAACAGTAGTCCCACCACTTGTGTTGCATGCATTACTCTTACTCGCTTTCATGGTCTACCAGTTCCAGGCGATACAGGGGCATGACGCGATTCCTCACTCGAACCTTCCGACGACGGACCGCATAGCGAGGAGTCTTGCCCGTACGGCGAAGGATCTCCGCGTATTCGAGCCACATCCTGTCGCATTCACGCTTATCGGTATAGGTATCAATGACTGTCACGTTCATAACTCCACCTCAGTAAGCGGCTGTACTGAACGGCGCGTCCGTAATGGACATGTGCTCTCCGTCCCATCCAAGCTCAACATAGTTCTGGCCGCTTGGGTCTGCACGTCCGGCACGGTTCTTCACGGCCGAGACTCCGAGGGTTTCGGCGTCAGGCTTGAACAAGGTCAGCACCAGGGCTGGCACTCGGGTGATCTGGCCCTTGACGCCACTCATCGGGATCGGCGCATTGCCGTCGTTGTTGGGGCCGGTCACATGGTGCAGGCCGGTCACGTTGGCCTGGGTCTGTCGGGCCATGTCAGCGGCCCAGTCCATCAGGCCCTCAAGGCCCGAGAAGGGGTCGTCTCCGTCTCCTCCACCGGCACGGATATTGGTGACGTTGTCGAGGATGATCTGATGGGGGTACTGGTTGTATAGCTCGAAGTAGGACTGAAGAGAATTCTCGACGTCGGCTTGCGAAGGAGAGGCCGCGTAGTTGAAGCGCACAGGGTGCGCATTCAGGCCGGGGATAAACTCGTCGATGCTGTTGTTCTTGACCGCATCCATGGCCTTGTCCATGGAGATCTCACCGATGATGGCGATAGATCGTGAGAGCTGAACGAATGCGTCAGAGTCGCAGGAGAAGTAGAGAGCCGGGATCGGACTGCTGGCCTTGAGAAGGTTGTTGAGGACGAAGGCACTCTTGCCGGTTCCGCCTGCGGCGCAGACCAGGGCGAGTTGTCCTCGCAGGAACCTGATTCCCGCCTTGTCGAGTGCCTTGTAAGCCGGGGGCAACGGGTGTCCCGCGTCGCCCTTTGCTCGGATGCTCTGTGTGAGTGAGTAGATGTTTGGACCCTTCTCGATATCTAACTAACTAACTAACCGACAGACCCTGTAGCGACCCGGCCGTAGAAGTCGGGGATTGCACCCTCGTGCGGAACATCTTCCTTGTCCCGGACGTGAGGACCGGTGTCAGGGAGGTCCGACAGGAGGCCCTTGGCGTGGAGTACCCGAGTCAGGTTGGTCATCTTGCTCAGAGTCTCATCGATCGTCTTCTGCATGACCTCGATGGTTCGCTCCTGCTCGGCAACCTTCTCCTGAAGAGTGAGGACTTCAGCTTCCGCATCGAGCTGGGCGTACACCCCGTACTGCATGGCCTGTGCCACCTGCGCGGCGGCTTCTCCGCGAGTAATCAGACCGGTCGGGTCGGGGTCGGACTGGTAAGCGATCTCGGCAACAGTCTCGATGTCGGTCTCGTCGGTGATGAGTTCGATGAAGTCGTTGATCATAATCTCAGCCTAGCTTCTCTTCGATCCGAATGTCAACCGTGCCGGTCGATCATTCAGGCCTCGCTCTTGTAGTCACATGACATCTGCACCGGGCATCGTGCACACGCTTCGCCTGGGTTGGGCCGGAACTCGCCCGCCTTGACTCCTTCGTCCATCTTGCCGAACCACTCGACCAACTTGTCTCGATCGGGATTCAGCGGGATCGAACGCGAAGTCCTCCCAGTCTTGCCCAGCCAATAGTCCCCCCACTCGACTCCAGCGTCATGCAACTCATTCATAGCGAGTGCGTAAAGCTCTAGCTGAGTGTGTTCGGTTGGCTTGAGTCCAGTCTTAACATCCCGGACACCAGGTCCCTTCTTCTTCGGGTGGTTCACTATCTGGTCGATGTATCCGAGGACGTTCACTTCCCCCAGCGACAGTTCAAACTTTATCTCGACCGAACCGTTCCAGATAGTCTGTTCGGGTTGATCTTCTGTCCACCTCAGGTATGACGTGACCTGCTCTTGTCCTACCTTGAAGCGACGTTCGATGTCCTGGGGTAGCCCCTTGTAGGGCCCTGAGTTGAACCACATGTCCGGGTTCGGCTGCTTTTCGAGTGACTTGTTGATCATCGCGCTGTACGCATCCTGGTACTTGGTGCGTAGTACCTCCTCGGTGAGCGTGCGCCCCGAGTTCTCGAAGTCCTCAACCACCGCATGTACAGCCACACCCTGTTCGAGCCAGGCACCACGTATCTCGGGCACCCGCTTGACGCGGGCCAGGAGGAAGCCGTACCCGCACTCCCACCATTGCCGGGTCTGCGAGTAGGACCGAGCCCGGCTCCTGTAGGACTCGTACCGCTTCTGCTCGTCGTCGGTCAGTTCCAAATGCCACACCCTCTCAACAAAGAAGGGGCCCCGTTACTGCGGGCCCCTTCGCCTTAACGCATCCTGCTAGATGCTCGCCCAGTTCACTGGGCGGACGTACACACGCTTCTGCTCTTCGGTCAGCTCGTCAGAAGTCCGGAGGATCAGGTCCCCGTCCGACTCCTCGCGGTCGACGTACTTCCATCCGCCAGTCGAGGACCACTGGTTCGGAGGCTCGTTGCGGTCGTAGGTCAGTACCTTGTCCTGCGGGTCCCCTAGCTCTCGGTAGAAGTAGCGCAGACGAGACATCTTCCAGTCTTCGAGCTTCTTGAATCCGGACAGCACGTACTCGATGTGGTGGGCGATGTACGCCCTCTGTCCGGCCTTGGCGTGCTCTGGTTCCACGTCTCTCCATGGACTGAGACGCATGATCTCTGACTTGAGATTCTGGGGAAGTACCTCCTTTCGGTTCTTCGTGTGCTTGTAGATAGCTGCTCGGGACACCCCGAACTCCTTCGCCACCTTCACGACGTTCATTCCGTCGATAGAGAGGAGTTCGTAGACAGCCTCGCTTCGGATGTGCCCGTTCTCGTCACGGCCTCGCGAAACGATCTTCGCGATTAGCGCATCCTTATCCATAACAGGATAATTCCTTCTCTTCTAGTAGTCCGAGATCCATTCACCTCGCGACCACTTGGACACTAGGCGACTGTACCGCCCCTGAATGTATACCGGACTTCGTCGGCTCGGAATGTCTAGCGGAGTCATGATCCTACCATCCTTACTACCGATGAGTAGTCTCACCGGGCTGGCTATTTGCTTGCGTACTCCAGGCCGGATTCGATCCGACTGCATCACGCATGAGGCGTTCACCTCACCGGAGCCCCTGATTCAGTAGATGATGCGACCGTGAATCACGACCTGAAGGAGTACATCGATGTCGAACGCATCGAGGTCCACTTCATCCACATCGAACATCACGAACCTGCAATGCGTGACCAGTCGCGCACTCGCCCCCTTGACCTCCCCTTTGGCGATGAGTCGAACAGCACGCATCACCATCTCATGGGTGATGCACCACGGCTTCCAGCACTCTTCGTATGCGTCCCAGTTCTCGACAATGAACTCCCACCCTTTCGGACCGGAGACAACCGGGCTAAGTGCACCCCAGTGTGCGTAGTTACTGAAGCCACTACCCACGATCATCATCTCGGTGTGCTCGGGTGTCGCGGCCTTGACGCTGCTCATGTTCTTAACCTATCCCCTCAGAGATTCGAATGTCAACTGGCAGCGCAAGATCAAAAAACTCCTGCCCCTGATCCCACCCCTGGAACAGGGCATCGGTCAGCAGGCAGGCAACCGTGTGAGGGACGGCGTACGCCTGTGCGTCCACCTCGATGGCGGCCAGGGCCACGGCCAGGGCGAAGATGTCGTTGTCGATCCCCGCATCCAGCCCGGCCTTGTAGGCGTACGCCTCGTCCTCCATGAACGCCTTCATTGCCGACATCATGCATCGCCCTTCGCGTCCAGGGCCTCGTCCAGGGCCTCTTCCCACGTGTCCCCCAGGGCGTGAGCGAACTCCTCACTTACGCCGAACATGCGAGCCGACACCTTATCTCCGGGGGAGATGTAGACCTCTCTCCCGATCTCCTCGCACCGACACCGGATCATCGGATTGTCCGAACTGATCGTCTCCATCACGCATCCGCCATTCGCTTCTCGACATCCTTGAGCGAGACCAGGTTGGCCCGCCCACGCATCCCCTTGACCGGCAGGTGACCCCGGCCGATCCAGGTCCGTACCGTCCGAATGTTGACTCCGGTAAGCACGTGAGCCTCTGTAGCTGTCACCAGCGCGTCAGGCTCAGGTACGGGCTCCTCCTCCTGGTCCTCCTCGGCCTGGTCCTCCTCGGCCTGGTCCTCCTCGACGTCGGGCACCAGCTCCTCGTCGGCAGGCTTCTTACTCTGCGCATGGACCATGAAGGCTCCACCCAGGAAGGCCACAGCAGGCCACCCAGCAACAAGGACGCGAAGCCACACCGGAAGGTTGCTCAGGTCCAGAACCCCGGCCGTCGCCACGTTGGCTCCCAGCGAAGCGGCCAGCGACAGAGCGAACCAGACCCAGGCACCACGCTTCGACGCATCGGTCCGGATCATCTTCCAGGCCATGACCATGAGCAGGTCGACCGAGACGGGGTAGGCCCACGCCTTCCATCCGTGCTGTCCCGCCGCATCGGCTATGTCATGGATGTGAGAGAACGAGAGGGCTGCCGCAATGGTGGCCTGAATCAGGATCGGGTCACGAAGTCTTCCCAGAACCTTACGCATCACTCAACCCCTCCCAAACGGGAATCCCACGAGTCTCCCGGCAGTCTGTGAAGCCACACGGCAATGCACTTACGCGCCTCCTCGGCACTGCACGGAGGCTCTTCGCCCACCGACGCATACCGCTGATCCCACATTTCGATCAGGTCCCCGGCCGCCTCAATCAGCTTGTCAGCAACGGCCTGCTTAACTTCTCGCTTCACGACGCATCCCAATCTCTGAAGAACCAGCCGATCATAATTGCCCGGCCATCCCGATCACACCAGACTCGACGGGTAACTCCGTTGTCGTACCGGTGTCCTACGAACTTGGGAAGCGTCTGGAACTTGTTCATGTAGTCAGGGTGGAAGTATCCGACTCCGATTCTCACACCCCTTCCGTTACGAAGGGCTTGGACTTCCCAATCAGCCATTGCGCATCAACCTCCATAGGTAAGCCAGGATGACAACAGGCGGAGTTGCCTCCGCCTGTCATCAACTAAGCATCACGCTTAGAAGTTGCCGTTACTCAGCATCTCGCCCTTGACGTTATAGACCGTGACAAGACCGTTGTCCGACTCCTTCCAGTCAGCGAAGGCCGAGGCGAGGAGCTTTCCCGTCGGCGCATCATCACTGACAAAGTCACCCTTGAAGTCGGTGTAAATCGACGCAGTGTCCAGGATGTCATTGAACTTGTCGGCACCCTGAACCTTGGTGACATGCTTCACCGCAGCCTTTTCGGCCGGAGTCCCGTTCTTGTTGACGAACTCCTTGAACTGCTCGGTCTGCGACTTCTCGACAGGCGTCTCCTTGACGGCCTCCTTCTTCGAAGGCTTGACCTCCGCACTCTGCTCGACGGAAGGCTTCGACGCATCCGAAGTCGTGTCTTCGCCGCCACCAGATATACCGGCAACCACGATGACAGCCACGACGCCGCCGAAGATCCATGCAGCCTTGCGAGCCATTACATACTCTCCCGAGTTGTTCTTGGTCCCACACTCATTAATGCAGGATGAAGAGGGACCGGTCCCTAAGAACCGGTCCTTCAACACCACGCATCACCTAGATATCGCTGGCCGCTCGCTCTTTCTCGTCGGCCTCCCAGGCCCGGTCATACCGTTCCTTGTCTCGCCGAACTCGCTTCTCAGGGGCGATTTCCTCTTCCGCATACTCGTAGTTCTTGGCGACGATGATTGCAGCTCGCTCATAGATGCGAGCCTCAGCCCTTATCTTTCGCGCCATGGCGGGCTTGAGGTTCTTCTCTGCATTCTTGGCCCGCGACCAGCCCTCGCTAAGGATCGCCGCATAATCCTTATTGACCTCGTCCTCAAGTTCCGAGAACAGGTGCTGACGTTCGTTCATCACGCATCCCAACCGGCGATAACCTCACCCAGCTTGGCGTGAAGCTCCCGAACGTCCGACTCATCGAGTTCGACTCCCGAAGACCGCTGCTGCCCGAGAGTGTTCCAGGACAGTGGGCTATTCGGGTAGACCGTTCCGTCGGGCTCATGGAACACCACATCCACAGCCTTCACCGAGGGGTGGGACGCATAGCTGATTCGCTTGTATCGACTCATCATTCTTCCGTTTCGCTGATACCGAGGTGACGCATGATCTTGTCGATGTTCTGAGTCAGGAGATCGACCTTACCTTCTACGAACTCAACCGATTCCGCGACGGTAGCCATTCTTTGGATGTACTCCGCGTGTCGCGCATCGCTCTTCTCCTCCTGGCGGGCCGTCCAAGAGGCCAGGCCCCGTGTCTCAGCGAATATGTGCCCGATCTCGGTACGCAGCTCGGCCAGGGTCCGGCCGCTACGGAAAGCGTCGGCCTCCAGGGCCTCAAGGCGCTCTTCGGGGGTCTGTTCTGACATGCTGAGCATGATATCCCCTCAGCCCTCGTAGGTGCGGCCCGAATCGATGTCCTCGGCGTATACGTCGTTGCGCCCCTCGGCCGTCAGTCGGTCGACCAGCTCCCGCGCGGCCTCCTCGGTCATGTCGACGCCGATAGGCTCCGACGCGTCCCCGAACACGGCCCACAGAACGGCCCAGGTCTTCGGCATTGCGCATTCCCTTTCGAATTCCATCACTACAGCAGTGATGCCGGGAAGGCGTACGTTCCGGGGAACGCACACCAACCGTGGTCACTGACGCATTCACACAGCCTCGAAGGTGTAGTACTCGTTACCGACCCAAAGACTCGCCACCGGTCCTTGATTCAACTCATCGAGAAGCCATTCAACTACTTGCCCGGCCGCCTCGATCGAGCCTCCGTTCTGCACCCAGGCCCCGTACACGAAGAACCTGATGAACTGCCGGTCGATTTCCCACGGGGTCTGGTCCCCCTGAAAGACTCGGAACCACATTACGCATACTCCAGTTCGTCAGCTCGGAATTCGTACTGTTCATCCTTGACCGTGGCCCACGCCTTGACGCATTCCTCACGTGTCGTGAACTCTTCGGCCGTGACGTGTCCCTGAAAGTCGACACTCAGAATCGAGCGCTCTTGAGGGAAGTACGCATACCATCCCCCGAACGACTTGACGTCGCCTACCTCTTCGGCCTGCCACCACTCACGAGTCAACCGGTAAAGGTAGCTGGCCCACTCAGAGCCGTAGGTGTTACTCATCGAGAAATCCTCTCCTGCGCTTCCTTGAAGGAGGAGAACTCTTCAGGGAGTGCATTGGTCTCGTAGGTCAAGGCGCATGAACTGCACACGACAGTAAACCGGTAAGGCTTCAAGGGGACCGGAAGGAAGGCCAGAGTCGCAACCTCACCAGTGCTCCAGCAGTACATTCCCTCACGAACAACGATCCCAGTCATTACGCATTTCCCTTCGGGTTACGGATCAGGGTATTGGATATCGAAGTGTCACGGTTCCTGATGAATCCGAGTCGACCGTAGAAACGCACCAGACCGGCCTTACTCGACCCCCAAGAGGTATCCGGGGTGAGGGCGATACGGTGCCCTTTCTCGTCGGCCACCGCACAGATACGACGCATGACCTCAGTGCCCGTACCCTGTCTCTTGTTCTCTACCTGAATGCTCATCACCTTGACGACATGGGTGATCTCACTCCAATAGATGTGCAGTCGCACTCCGGGAAACTCCCGTTCGAGAGCATCGGACAGATTCGCATAGAACTCGTCGTCAGACACTACGCATTGCCCTTCTCGAATCCTCGGAATGCTCCGCCGAATACCTGCCCGACCGGTTCGAACCAACCGGCCCCGTTCATCCGGTAAGCCAGCACCTCACCCGTCGACAGTTCCCGGGCATGGAACATCACGGCCCACTGGTTCTCCAGGTGAAGCGCATGTATTGCCCTGGTCAGTCCTCGCCGGTCGATCTCCTCGTGAATACCGAGGCTCTCTTCCCACTCCTGCTTTCCCTGGCTCATCTTCGCCGTGATCCTGAAGCGCATTACCTATCTGCCCTTTCGTTGGCTGATACAGGATGAAGAGGGACCGACCCGAGAGCCGGTCCTTCAACACCACGCATCAGGCACCGTTACGGCAGCCCTGCTTGACGTAGCTGATCTGCGCCTTGACTGTGCGCTTACGGCCGTCATCCCAAGTGTCCGAAACCATGTCCCGGTACATCAGACGCCCGGCCTTAGTGGCACGCATGTCGATGCACGGCGCATAGTGGTGAGTCCCGATAATCACCTGAACTCGGTAAGAGGGACCGGAGTTGGCCGAGGCCGAGGAGACACCTCCGACCGTGGTGAGAAGTGCCGTGAGCGAAGCGAGAGTTGCGAGCGTCTTACGCATGTTCAGTTCCTTTACGTCGGAAGTCAGTTCGAGAAGATGTGGTAGATGCCGTCGCCCTCGTACTCAATGCAGAACACGCCCCCGTTGATGTCACCCTGCGCCTTGTCACGCATGACTGCGTCGTAGTGACCCTGGGCCCACTCGGGAAGTTCGGACTGGTCGTACTGCCCGGACTGTTCGTAGTGCGCCATCAACGCATCGACTTCGCCCCCGAACAGTTCGGTCTCATACTTGCCGAGGTATCGCTCTTCGATTCGCTCCCTAGCAGAGTCCGGGTCATTCCCTTCCTCACTCATGGCGTATGCCGTGACGAAGTACCCGTGCTCTTCGATCAGCTCAGCAGTAGCGACGACAGTCTCAGTCGACGCATATTCCCCCAGGTTGACCATTCCGTCGTAGTCGTGGATTGCCCACTTTTCGGCACCCTGGATCGGAGATTTTTCGAGCATCAGCTCGATTGCGTGCTCGATCGACTCCTCATCCTGCGACGCATCTATCCACTCGCCGTGCAGAGTTCCGGCGTTGTAGGAAGCGAGGCAGGCCACGTAAATCTGAATCATGGTGAACCTTCCATCTGCACATCGACTATTCGATATGACGTGACGGAAGACATTCAGAGCGAATGTCTACCATCATCACGCATCAAGCAGTCCAGGGACTTAGTCCCGACCGTACGGGTACTTATCCTGGTAGCACGGCTCGCAGAGCCCGCCGCATTTGCACTCACACTTGCACTCGATCGCTTCCAGTTCGTCACTGGTCATGAACCCGACCGAGTAGGTGGTGTCGATTGCGACCGATGCGCATTCGCCCTCGCAGACCGAGTAAGAGTCGGCGCACTCACGGCACACCGCACCGTCAAGCTCAGTCTTAAGGATCTCGTGGCACTCAGCGCATTCACGACGACCCAGGCTTTCGAGTGCAGCCTCAACGTCCCAGGACTCACAGTCCGGGCAGTCACCGTGACCCGCATCGTGAAGTGCTTCCATCACCTCAGAGGCAAGATCCTCAGGGATGTTGTAGCAGTTCTCCAGAACCTTGAGAGCGTTCTCGTGCTCCAGTTCTGAGAGACGCATGTCATCGAGAACCGGGTAATCCGAGAGTGCGCGCTCAAAGCTCGCAACCTTGTTGCGGATGCCAATGTTGCCGTAGTCGTAGGCAATCTTACCTTCGTACTCTACGCATCCCTCGTAGAACTCGATGCCCTTACGCTTGGTCTTTTCGAGTTCCTGGGTGATGACTTCCCAGTTTGTCTTCTCCAGGGCGAACGTGCAGAAGTGGCCGTAGGACACATCCGACGCATCCTGCCATGCGACCGGTCCCGAGTTGTCCATGACGAACGCGAAGCCGGTCCAGTCGTGTTCCTGGGCAAGCTCGATCGCGCCCTGCTCAGAGTAGTAGCCACCCCCATACCGCTGGTTGAAGTAGTTGAGTGCAGAGTCCTGGATCTTGACAGTCCTGGTGTGCATAACGCATCCCTTCGAGAGCAAATAGGCATCCTGAAATGATGTGGAGGCAAACATTCGTTTCGAATGCTTACCCCCAAGACACATCAGACTGCGAGAATGGCCGTGACTTCGGACTCCGGGTACCAGCCGATAGCGTCGTCCTCCCACAGAATTGCGATCTCAACCGAGTTCTTGATGGTGCGGCGGCCGACCGTGAGACCGGACATGGTGGCGTTCTGGACCTTACGCATTGGTGTTCTCCTCGATCTTGGTGTAACGAACCTTGGTATAGACGGACTCGTTCTGGTGGACGACTGCGAGGTGCTCTTCACAGAGGTCGGAGACCTCGCCATTCCAGATGCCACCCCAGACCTCAACGTGAGTGGTGGCGGGAACCGCCTGCCATCCGTGAAGGTGAACGTCGCAGTTGTAGCCGGTCGGGCTGTTGCTGTTACGCATCAGTGGTGTCCTCCGTGAACGGCGTCGCAAGTGCCTTCGGTGTACGCATTGGGGCAGGAGATCAGACCGGCCGCGTAGCGGAACTGGTTACGCAGCTTGTCATTCGATCGGGCCGCACGTCGGGCCATGACCCGAGCGTGATAGGCATCGTAGGACTCTTGGTTGTCGGTCTTGCGAGGGGCGATCTCGTCGCGTCCCTTGACGATGGTCACAGCCATGTCGCTACTCCAGTTCAGGAAAGCTGTTCGGATACCGGGCGGCCAACAGAGTAGGGATACATTGCGCATCCAGTGTCTTCGGTCTCGGTAATGCAGTAGCCAGAGAGGCGGACGTGAGCCCGGCCCTTGGTTACCTGCCTCACACTCTCTACCTCGTAACGCAGCTCGTAAGACTTGCCCTCGATTACCTGAGTTACGGTCCGGATCTCACCGACGAAGTAGATAAGCTCTTCGTCTTCCTCGTTGTCGGCCACCAATACCGGCCCACTCGGAACGAAGAACTCAAGCCCGGTAGAGTATTCACGCATTCCATCGCTGAACGTCGTCACGGTCACCGTTTCCCAGTGGCCGAGACTCCCGTCATTGAACTTGGAAGGGACGAAGATACGCATCCCAGACACAAGCTCACGGGCGCTCAGTTCACGCAGCATGTTGAATCCTTACGCTAGTTGGGGTCAGCAGGTACGTCCTAGACGCATCCCGCAATCCCCCCGCTAGTGCGGGGTTTCTCTCGGTTGCTTATTGGTGCGCCTGACTTTTCAGCGGGAGACATCTTCCCAATGCCATCTTCGCCGGTCGTTACGGGCCGCATAGAGCGGGAGTCCGTTTCCGAGCTTCGAAGCCTGGGGAAGGCTGCCACTTAGATTATGTCTTTGAGACTCCCGAGAGAGGGAGTCCTGTCCTCCCGTGAGGGAGGCATGATCGCGGCGCACACTATTTAGCTATCAAGGATCGAGCGCTTCCTTTGTACTCACCCCTTTCGGGGGCTTTCCTCCGGGCATTCAGGCATTCGGCGCTTCCGAATGTTTACTGCGTTCCCTCCGTTCTTCCGACTTCGTTTCCGACTCTATCACCTTCGGGCCTTCGAATGTCAACCCTTGGTTTCTAGCGTTTGGGCCGTTCTTTCTGGCCCGGTTGAACCGTATCACGCTCGGTTTAC